GCATATTGTAAATTGTATCAAAGAGGCCGCTGTATCCGTTGGCGGTTCTCCAAGAGATGCCTGTTATCTTGTCTGTGGTTGACACCCGAAACGCCTGTGCAACTTTGTTGCTGCCTGTACCGAGATTTGGTGCGGCTGTAGCTCCGGTATAAGCCTGACTAGCTGTTTCGTTTCCCAATGCTGTGGAAAGCCCAGTGGTAATTTCTGAAACCGTCGGGGTGGCATCAGCGTTGAAAGTTGCGTTGTTGGTTGTGGTCCCCTGTGTAATATCAATGGTGTAAATCGTGTCCGCAGCTTGCTTGATAAACACTAAAGCCTCAAACGGGTTTGGGGATGAGGGTGTTTGGCCCTCCATTGTCGGCTTTGTTTCGGTGTTCGCAATGTAGGTCACATCTGCAATGGTTGTCGCTTTGATTGCAGTGTCAGCGTTGTCAGTGTCCAGATAGGTCACGTTGTCGTTGTCGGCACCACAGTATTCACCCATCTCAACGGTTTTCAGATTGCCGTCGATGTCGTACACCCGGATCATTTGGTCTCGAATAAGAACGGTGTACTGCTCAGGGGTTCCACGGTTGATCGTGTGTACGAACGTCTTTGCATCAGTAGACAGGTTTGTCTTACAGACATGCTCAGTGGGTAGCCGCTTAGTCAGTCCCTCTACCACAGACGGGTAGGCGTTTTCTTGGGCCGTGGCCTGGGTGTCATACCTAAGCGAGTCTGGCTGTTGAGAAACCCCGTTCATCAGGTTTGGAAGAGTCTTGCTAATCAGCATTTCAACCCCTATCGAGTCGGTCAATTACAGAGTCACGGTCAACAATACGAGCAACGTCGTAGTTGTCGAACACAGAGTAGTCAGCCGTATCCATTTCAAACTGACGAAGTGTAACCAAAGCCGCCATCTCATCACCACGGGTGAATGCGGAAATCTTTTCAGACCCCAACATTCTGTCTTGGTAGATACGAGCGGATCTAATCATGATGTAACGCTTTGCAGGCTCCGGCATGTAGTCCCACTCCATCAGTGCGACAGTAGTGTACTTCAACGTCTTGGTGAACGTGTAAGTGTGTGACTTCCTGTTGTAGAGCTTTGTGCCACGAATCACGATGTCGAAATCGGAATCTATGTTTGCATCTTCAAGGTCAACACGAACAATGTTGCTTGCCAGGTTGACTTGTCCTGTGGAGTCTGGGGGCAGTTGGACTTCTTTTTCGGTGTTGAAGTGCCAACCGGCAGACTGAATCTCTCTGGAGACTTCATCAAGGACAGACTCTGCGATGCGAACATCTGCTGTAACAGAAGTGAGGTTGTTGACTGGGGCTTCTCCCACGGTACTGAGAATCGTGTTGACGGCCATCAGCTTGGTCGTGGTGGACATTGCCATGAGTCATTACCTTTCTGTTTGAAAAAATGAGTTGAGCCTCCCAGTGGGAGACCCAACCCTTGAGTTGTGTGGCCGAAATTAGGCCGACTTGAGTTGGACGCAAGCGTCAGCGCGAAGGTAGTTGTGACCCATCGCGTACTTGGCGACCATGAGCGTACCCTGGTTCTGGACAAGGTAGTCACTTTCGACAGCAAGGTCGAGCAGCTTGACCGTACCAATAGCCGATCGGTGGAAACCCACCCCAACGGTGTTGCTAAAGTCGATGCCGGAGTAACCTTCATCTGCATCCGCGACTGCGATGCCCGCATCGTTGAACGGTGCGTTACGAACCGAAGTCGAACCAAGAATCGTGTCCACCGTTCCGCCGCCGTTGTCGTTTTCGTTGGCAGTGGGGATGTGGTTGGACATGATGACTTGAATGCCGCCGACCATGAGAGCCTGATCGCCGCGAGTAGGAGTCGCCGTGCCACCGAAGTCACGGTTCATAATGGCACCCCCGGTGTTGGCAGAGCCAGCAGCCTTGAGAATACCATAGAACGTGGCTGGGTTGACAACCGCAAAGCGATCGCCCTGCGGAATATCGGCTTCATCAAACTTCTGAGCAAGTTCAAGCAGCTTGTCAACGATGTCATCACCAGCCGTACCAACGACCAGTGATCCGCCACCAGCGTTACCAATGGGATCGGTAGTGTCAAACGAACCGGCGAGAGCGGTACGAATGAGTGCCTTATCCGCATGGTTACTAAGAGCGAAACCGATTTCGCGGCTGTAGATTGACCTAACGTCATAGTGGTTCATTGCTTCATCAATGTTTGCAATGAAAGCACTGGAGACGAGAAGGTTGTCAATGTGAATGACGCGCTCTGAGTGGTCGATGGCGGTGCCAAGGATCTCGTTGCCAGGAGTGTGATATCCGGCAGTGGTTGCGCCGGTCATCGGGAACTGAGCGGACTTACCGCTCGTAATCGTTCGGACGGTGTGAAGGGGCATCATCACGTTGCGCTCGGCAAACGAGGTGAGAACCTCTCCTGAGAACTGCTTCAGAAACAGTTCAAAATTGTCCGACCCGCCCTTGTTCAAACCAAGGCGGGATTCTGTCATGTTAGACATTTTGAATCTCCGAAAAAAGTTAGAGGTACAACAAAAACACATCGTGTTTAGACGATAGGCTCATGCCGCACTTCTAGCTGTCCGGTTATCCGCCGCAACGGGCCGCGCTTCTGTGCCTAGAGTTACTCCGACATCAACACATTCACCACTTCTTACATGACCAATAACGTGCGGTCAGTTTGTTAGTAGCGGTTTTACACTTATGCCTAGCTCGGAACGACTTCCGACGCTTAGGATTGTCTTTTTTGATCGTCATGTTTGCATCACCAAATCGGATGATCTTTTCCTTGCCCCCAGAGCAAGCCTTTACGACAAACTTCTTGCCGCCTTGGACCTGCCGTCGAGGCTTGTTGCAAGCCATCTTTGCTTTGTTGACGCGCTTTGCCATCATCCACCGCCGATGGTTCCGTCCGGTGCTGTATCAAGTGCAGCGGAAAGTTCTTGAAACTTCTCGACCTGGCCGTCTCGAACAGTTTTGATTGCGCCGATAGACCCTGCTCCCATGACGGTTCCCAGAATCATGTATTCGCCGGTCTGCATTCCCTGTTCATCTTTCAGAAATGCGAGTAGTTTTTTACCCACTGTACTTTCCTCCAGTGACGAGCTTCAAGAAAGGCTTCTTGAAAATCATGCCTGCGACAAAACCAGCGGCGGCCACGAGTCCCATGAACCACATGGTGCCAAAGAAACTAGAAACGGTAGCAATAGTAATCATTTTGTTTTCTTCTCCGAAAGGATTTGAACGACAGTTCGGTAGGCCCATGCCGCCGAAACCATGCCGCTCAGTATCACAACAGGAATGAAGATCCAATCGTCGTACTTTGCGACCATGTAATTCAGTAGTACCAGGATCACACCGCCGATTGACGGATACCATCCCTTTGTTCCTCGGGTAATTACCAACAGCACCATCCCGGCCAGTAGACACAAGCCGCCCGTCACAGACAGTACCGTGAGTGGTTCCGACTCTGCGGCACCAACCAATCGTTGTGTGGTTGTTCCTGAGTCGGTGGGGAAAAAGGAGGTTGTTTTACACCCGGTCAGAAGCAAGACAAGAAAGAGTAATCGAGTCATATATCACTGACATTCTTTCTTATTGTAAACGCCTTTTCAAAGTGCTTAGTAAGCTGCGCCGAGTTTGATTTGATTCGATGATCGTGCGCTTTGATGTCACGTTCTATCGTTGCGATCCTGCTGTTGACCTTCCACAGAAACGCGAAAATGCCAAGCACAGCAGGCCCAGTAATTCCAACAATAATACTGGTCAGATGCTCTTCCATTTCATCCCCCCGAAATCTCCCTCAAAGAACCTAAGTCAGTCGAGACACGCTCAACTTGTTTTTCACCATCTCCCTGAATGCAGGATCAGTCTTGTACTCAGCTTTAGCCATGTCCGCTGAAACCTGCTGCCAGCTACCGTAACCCTCAGTACCACCCGCAGCCGCAGCAGAACCACGGGCCAGGGAGGGGGTTGTACCTTCAGAACCCGTGAACTGGGCGTGAAGTCCTTTGGCAACCATTCGAGCCGTTTCAAGGTCGTTGGACACAATGGCGGAATCGTAAGCGTTGATCTCGGATTCAGTCAGGTTTGACTTGGCCCATTCAAGCATCTCTTGGTAGTTCTCTTGGCCGCCGACTTCAGCGAAAATCGTTTGCTGTGCCTGCTCAACCAAAGCCTTTTGACCATCGACGTATGCTTTTGCGATCTCTTTTGAGACCCCGAACTCATCTTGAATGCGATCCAGAGTTTCTTCAGACAGATCGCCATTCTCATAAAACTCGTTGGAGAACTCCTCCATTGCAGTTTCAGTAATGGCAACACCTTCAACTTCTTCGGTGCCGTCTTCTTCGTACTCATACTCGTACTCATCTTCAGAGGACTCAGGTTCTTCACCCATCTTTGACTCAAGCTCTCCATAAGCCTTAGCCATGTCTTCGGGGGACTGAAACTTTTCAGGGAGCCACTCCGGTCGGTCGGTCACCTGTTCTTCGGTGTTTTCAACGGGAGCTTCTGATCCTGTCACGCCGGTATCCATCTGAATTCGTTCTGCCATGTCTAGCTTCCTTGCTCTATTTGTTGTGCTTCACGGAACTGCCTGTCCGCGATATCCAGGGCTTGTGGCCCAAACTGTTGAATTGCCTGCTGCTGTTGCGCCTGTTGCATTTCAGCTTGCAATTCTTCTTCGGTCTTGATGAGACCTTGTAGATCAATACCAAGAGCGGTTGCCCGTCTCTTGATGTACTCTCGCATGTGTACGAACTGACCGATCACCTCTGGACCGACCGTCTGTGTCATTCCCTGCAAGAAGAAGTCCAGACGCTGGAGGTCGTTTCCTCTAGCAAGAGCTTCAACACCCGTGATGATGGTGGGTGCGACGAACTTCTTGGGCAGCTTCGGCAGCTTTCTAGCCTTCTGAAGCCTGTCCATCATCCTGTTTACCAGTGGTAGCTGGAGTTCGGAACTCAGGAGGCTGAAGGCACCACCAAGCTGCTTTTCAATCGACTGACTGAGCAACCGGATCTCTTCGGCGGTTACTCTGTCGGCGTTTCTGATGGTGGATTCTGTGAGCATGAAGGCGTAGGACAGCCGCTCCGTGATCGCGTTAGCCGTCGAGGCCGCAATACCAAGATCAGCCTGCTTTTGAGACTGGAGTACGGACACATCTCCGGCGTTTCCTTCGACGATTGCTCCGTTTGCACTCTTTGCGAGAGTTCGTGCGCGGGTAGTACCATTCGGGGACACGAGGAACAGTATTTTACTCGCGGCAGCGGCACCTTCGACAATAGCTTGCGTAAGCCCTTCCAGGCTGCGGAGATCACCGAGATACTGTTCGACATAACTGCGCCCATAGTCCTCACCTTCAACCGAATACATTCGGAGTGGAATGAATGGCAGCTTTTCCTTGGGGTATGAACCCCGACTGCCCGGTACTTCAACATCACCCACAGTCTGGTAGACCTCGTACTTCTTTTCAGAAATACGGTGAATGCAGGTGTACAAATCAACAGACTTATCCGGGCTTTCCGCCATCATGCCACCAACCTGCCCCCGAATCTCTTCGGGAAGCTGGTCGGGCTGGACGGATTCTTTCGTGACAATGTGAAGGGGCTTACCCATCGAGCATCGCTGGACAACATACCGGGACAGGGGGAACACCCGCACACCGCCGTCATCGGGGAACTGAATAAGACAGTTGCCGCCAACGATCAGGTGTTTGAGAATCTCAAACATGGAAACACGAATGTTCTCGGCTTCCACTTCCTTCATGACCGCCTTCTCGATGTCAGCCAGGCTCTGCTCAATCTCAGTCTTCACATCAGGCAGTCCTTCGACCTCTCTCATCGCAGCGTCATCCAGCACGAGGCGGAAGAACGGGGAGTTCGGTGGAAGGAGACTGAGGAGCAGTGAAGATGCGAGGTTGTTTACCCCCCTGGCCCCGGTTCCGTTGTAGGGACACGGAAATTTTCTGCCCGAAGAGTGGCCCTCATCAGGGATCAGAGTCGGAATAGTCAGACGAGAACAGTCTCTGGCACGGTCCAAAAACGAGAACCGAAGGGTCTCAAGCTGGGTGTAGAGGGCTTTTCCGGTCTGGTACATGAGGCTCCAATCAGGAGTAAATCTGGAGACCAGCGGTCTTCATACCACGGGTTCCTCTTCGACGAGCAGCGGCTTGAACACCCTTTTGCTTCGCCATGCCCGCACCCTGTGACGCAGCCGTTTCAGATCGTGGTGGAGGTGGGGGAAGCGGGGCCGGTGGTGGGGTCATTTTCGGCATCTTCGGGGCTGAAATACACATGGTTAGTTTCCGTCAGAAATAATGTTTTCGTTTTGGTGATGATAGAGAGACATCAGACAGTCAACGACCGACCTTTGGCCGCATCGAAAGAAGATCAACCGCTCCGTGTCACCCAAATCAGGACAGACCAAAGGAAAAATTTGATCCAACCATTCGACAACTTCCTTTGGGATCGTCGGTTTTTTCTCTAATAGTCGTTCATTATTATCTATGTCGTTCATTCTTCTTGGCCTCCACATAAGCACCGAGAAGGCAGACGTAGTTCACCACATCAATCAACGTGTCTCGAAACGACTCGTCTGCAACCATGAACTGACCCGTCTCAGAGAACGTGGAGAGTCGGCTCATCTTGTCTGTAAGTCGAACCAAGAACCCCTTTTCGGTTGTACAGACCCCCATGTTTTCACACCTGGTGAAGTTGGCAAAGGGGTGGTTTCCGTCTGCTCCTGCGTAGTCAGCGTTCTTTCTTTTAGAAAGCTCCAATGCCTCGTCACAGAGTGCTTGATGAAACTCGAAGTATTCTTGTCGGTTCATGGGTTCCACAGGTGGACCTCTTCTTTCTTAGTGCAGTATTCTCCGTGCCTCAGAATCCGAGCAACACGTCT